ATTTTTTAGACGGTCTCTCTCAGGTCACCGGCTCTCTCAATTCCGCCGTCCTATATTCGATGTTTCTACACTGCGTCCGAGATAACGCCTGGAGTCAGAAATATATATTGGGAGCCTCGGTCGCCGGTCTCTCTCAAATGGACCAGGGTCTCACCTCTCGCAGAGCTGCAATTGCTACGGACCCCTCCTCCATTCTCGTCCTCCAGGCCGATCCGGATACGACAGGTCAACCTCTAGTCGGGACATTTACGCCGCCGATCTCTCCGGATGATCTCCTGGAGTCTATCGCTAAATATGAGATGAGGGTCGCTATCTCCTCAGGGATAAGCCCGGAGAGTCTCACTCGACAGAATGCGGATCCCCGCTCCGGATATGCCCTCTCCATAGATAGAGCCGGGCAAAGAGAGAGTCAGAGGAGATTCGCTCCTGTTTTCAGGGTCTCGGACGAGGACCTCCTCGAAAAATCCGCGGCTCTATGTAATCGATATTTAGGGACCTCTCTCCCGGAGACCGGGTATCGAGTGAGTTATCATAGCCTCGACCTATCCCCGGAGGAATTGAGAGCGCAGAGAGAGGACATTATCGCCAAGCTCGGAGCCGGCCTAATCAGTCCGATAGATGCGATCCGAATGCTTAACCCCGATCTAGATGAGACCGGGGCGATAGATTTACTACAAAAAATCCGCAGAGAAAGAGCGGAATATCTTTAAACCAGGAGACCCAGAATGAAAACAATTACGCACGAGGGCGAGACCTATGTCCTCAAATCAGAAATGGACTCGGCTATCCAGTCTAGAATCCAAAAATTGAGCGCACGAGCCGCCGAGGCGGAGTCACAGGTCCAGAGCCTCCAAAGCGAGCTAGATAGCGTCTCAGGACGCCTCGGAGCCCTAGATAACCTCCAGGGGCAAATTGAGACCTTAAAAGGACAATTGGAGACGGCTAATGGACGATTCGATCGCTATCAGGCCGTCTCTAAATATGGCCTTACCGATCCGGATCACCTGGAGTTAGTGGAATGGCAATATTCCCGGTCTATGTCGACTCTATCCAAAAAGGACCAATTGCCTCTCGGGGAATGGCTCGAGAGCTTAGTACAGGACCCCTCTAAAGCTCCCCTGGCTATCCGTCCTCACCTCCAGAGCCTCCAGACCTCGGCTCCGTCTCAGGAGACCGCTCCTCCATCTCAGGAGGCCGCTCCTCAAATGCAGACTATCCGCCCCGAGTCCTCTCTCCAGGCTCCCGCTCCTCCAAAAATGAATTCAGGAGCTCTCCAGGCTCCTCCGGTGACGGATAATTTAGTCGATCGAGGTCTTAAGGATCTCGAATTCTATCGACAAAATAGAGACGCTATCAAAAACGCTTTTTTCCAAAATAGGAGATCATAATGGCAATTGTCGACTTGAGCACAGTAAGCTCTTTTCCATATATTAAATCTATCGCCTCGGTCGGTACGACACAGCAGGAGATCACACTCCCCCAGGGTAAAGTCCGATTATCAATTGGAGGAGATGTGGAGACACAAATCGCCACCTCCTCCGTTAGTGACGGGGCGGCTATGCCCTCGGATACTATCGTTATCCCGGCGTCTAATTTACTCGAGATCAATTTAGGACATTCGACATTAGACCGAATCTCTAATATTGCGGTCGCCGCCTCCACCGGCTCGGCAAATGTCCAATTGATACTGGAGCGGATCTAATGGCTAGATTTACCTTTCCGACCTCCGGAGGTGGAGGCGGCTCTCCTGGAGCGTGGACGGCTATAGGCTCGGGCGATTTGTCTCTAAATAGCCAGAGCTACACCACCTTTAATCTCACCTCGTCCTCGATCGAGGGCTATGCGCATAGAATCAATATCGGAGCGGATGTCGGAGGCGCATCTAATACAACGAGAATGGCCGAAATGGGCATATTGACATTTGATACCGGGATTAGCCTGGATAGCTTAAATCCGGACGAGGGCTCAAATGGAGTCATTCAATTGGAATTTGAGCCGGCCGGGGTGACTAATACCTCTATTTATTATACGGATACCGCAAATCCTCAAACGGTTATGTTATGGTGCGGATTTGACGGTCCTCCATTTATCTCGGGTGATATGGTTTATTATGGTCATGGTCTCCAATTAAGGCCTAATTTGAGTGCTACGAATAACGATGGATACTATAATCAGACTAGAATCATGAGGACCCAGGGGACGACAACGGCTCCCCAGGGCTCGAGCTACGCATTCGGATATAGATTCCAAAATCTGCAAATGACGGCTACAATTGGAAAAACATATACAAGTCAGAAAGAATTAGCAATCTCACAGGTCGATTGGAATGGGACCATTTTTCGCGATGATGAGGGCTATAACGATTATCAAATGCTCAATACAATTAGTCAGGTCAGCGATCTCTTAAATACAAAAACGACTAGCACGAGCGAGACGATTAAGCTCGGAGTCGCTTTCCAGGTCGCCCTCGGGAGTGATGGGACAATTACAGGATGGGACTTTAATCTCAAATGGAGAAAGCTCCTATCATGAAAAATTAAAATTATCATGATATAGTATTTTCAGGCGCAAGCCTACAAAGCGAATTGGGTACGGTCGCACCGGAAAAAGCAGAGAGCCCTTAGCACTATCACAATTCACCGTTTAAAATAGGAGCCTTATATCATGGCTGTTAATAATATCATTTCTCAGGGATCGCTCGAGACCGATCTCCGCCTGGCGGCTATGCTCTCACAGGAGATCCGCCTCCTCCTCACCGATACCAATAACCTCCGAAATAGCCCTTATATCGACTTTATCGGATCCATTAACGGCCTCGGCTCTGATACGATTCGAGTATCTCTAGCCGGTCTCGATGGACGGGACGTTTTTTCAGCGACCGCCGCCGAGGATACCGCCGTCGACGCCGCCTCTAATACAGCTTTGACTGATACCTCAGTCGATATTGCTGTAGCTCGTGCAGCTCTGCGCTATCAGGTCTCCGACCTGGCTAATATTACCAATTTCCAGGGAGCCGCTAATGGAATCGATGTTTTCCGAATTGCTCAAAGCATGGCGGGATCATATGAGGCCTATTTCGCAGACCTCACCGCCGCCGCAATTGCCACCTTTACCACCTCCGCCGGTAATACCGGGGCAGCTTTTACTGTGGACGGCATGCTTGACGGTATTTTCGAGCTTGAGAAAGCGGATTCTAATCGAGGCGTCCCCGGTCCATTCGCCGGAATCCTCCATCCTAAGCAATTGACACAGCTACAGGATGATCTCCGAAATGAGTCTAATAGCATTTTCGCATATAGCCCCGCGACCCTTGAGGCGATCTCCGCTAAAGGCCCCGGCTATGTCGGACGCTTTTTGAATGCGGATCTCTACACCTCCTCATATATTGAGACCTCAGGTGGTGGCGATCTCCAGGGAGCCCTTTTCGGAGTCGGTGCACTCGGCTATGGAACCGGCGTACCTCGAGACATGCCTGGAGCGTCCGATTTTATGGCTATGGGTGATATTGTCGTGGAATTCGAGCGTGATGCAGCGACCGCCTCTACAATTATCATGGGCCATTGCTATCTCGGAATTGGCGTCCTAGACGATAACCGAGGCGTTAAGCTGCTCTCTCTAGCTTAATCTTAAAGAGACCCCTTTTTTTTGAGGAGGGGAGATTCGGGTCTATAGGTTTTTCCTGGGTCTCAAATCTACCGTCTCTCCCCTCCTCTCTATCTATGGAGACCCCCAATGGAATATAATAATTTAGCTATGCCCTGGAGTGCCGGTCCGGAGACGGCTCCGGTTTTACCCGTCCGACCTAATCAGAAATTCTTTTTTAAACACCATCCTAAAAATTGGGCTCTGGAAAAAGTACAGATCGCCGGAAAAAAGAAAGATGAGATTCAAATGGTTTGGATGTGGCTCCCAATTATCGAGAGCGAGACAGAGAAACCAGGCGTTAATGGAATCCGCATGAATGGAAAATTTGTGGACGCCACCGGGAGACATGCAGCTCTAGCTCGGAGAGGATACTCTATCTTTCTGCCTAATCAAATAGACTTTCTCAGGGTCTATCCATGCCGAGGCGGTCGCTATTTTGCACATAAATTTATGATTCTCGAAGATGTAGCCGGAGAATTCGTGGAGACCCTGGATAGAAACGCCTGGAATGAATGGCGAATGAGTCTCGTCCGAGAGGGTAAAATTAAGCTCCCCCACCCGCAGCTTTTAAAGCGTCTCCTCCTGAGACGGTCTCGACATATCGACCGATATATCCGACAGCAGCATATCCCCGAATTAGCCGCAAAAATGGAGACGATTAGAGACGAGGTTAACGCTATGCAGCGGGGAATCGATGATCTCCAGGAGAAAGGGATAAAATATTATGGATGATAGAGAGGCTATGAATAGAGCGGCCGGGCGTATCCTCGAGGACCAGAGACGGTCCGGAAATAATAAAATTACGCATGACGAGATCAAAAATAGGATAATAGAGGCCAGAAAGAGACGAGGTAAAGAATGACAGCGGGATCGACTCCATACGCCCCTCAAATCCGAATTGTGGAATTGCTAGAGAGGGAAAAAGCTCAATTAACGACTCTCCCGATCTATCGAGACGGAGCATTAGTGGAGCCGACCTCGGGGACCTATACTCTAAAGACCCCAGGGGGCGGAATTCATGTGGACGGAGCCGCCGTCACTATCTCCGGAGGTATAGCCCAATATTCTCATTCTGCGGAGAATCTCTCCGGGTCTCTAGAGCTTGGCGAGGGATGGGTTCAGGAGTGGGCTCTCACAATTGGAGGAGATGTCTATAATTTCCGAAGAATGGCCGCTCTCGTCCGGAGACGGCTCTATCCGGTAATATCGGACGCCGATCTCACTGCGGTTTATAGCGATCTCTCCGACCTCCGCCCCTCGAGCTTATCCAGTTATCAGCAATATATAGACGATGCCTGGTTTACTATCATTCGCCGCTTGAGGACGGAGGGCGGAGGGCTTGAATATTTAGTCATGTCCTCCGAGGCCTTTTATGAGTCTCATAGACATTTGACGCTCTATCTAATCTGGAGAGATTTTCATTCCTCCCTGGGTCAATCGAATGGACGCTATCTGGATTTGTCACAGGAGCATTATCGACTCTATCAGGACGAATGGAAAAGAATCTCCTGGGTCTATGATTATGGACATGACGGGAGCCCGGATGATCCGGATTTGAGACAAGCTAAAAACCCGGTGATCTATACCTCGTCTCCAGGATTCCATGGCCGGTTTAGATACCGGAGAGGGCGTTATTAATGTCGATCTCCGTCTCTCAAATTAGATCGGCTATCGCCTCTCAAATATCTACAGCTCTCGGAGATAGTGGATTCTCGGAGAGCTTGATTCCTCCGGAGTATTTTGGACGGAATGAAAATTCGGTAGCACATAAGAGATTCGGAGTCCAGGTCTCTATATCTAATGCATTCCCGGAGAGACAAAGGCGAGCGGTCGGAGTCATGATGGAGACGGTAGTTAATGTTAAATTTGCCTATCGTCTCCGACCTAAGGACGCATATCCGACCGATTATGATCTCGCCCTGGATACCGAGGGCTCGGTGATAGCCGCCGTCCTCAATTCATATCAGACAATTAGACCAGGGGTCGAGATACGATTCGCCCGGAGCGTCCGAGACATAACGGACTCTATGGAGTATATGCTATTCGATCTCGAATTCACGACCTATCACACAATATCCAT